CCAGCTTGGCCATCTCCAGCTCGGCTTGGCTCTTGACCTTGCGTGCGCGAATCGGTGCCAGCGACTCGGCCAGCTTCTCTTTCGACAGTGCGATGATCTCGGCGAATGGTTTCAATTTCATGATGTTGCTCCAGTGAGTAATAACTTTTTGTCTGCGTTCTTGAGGAACGACAGCGGGGTTTGGGGTTCGGGTATTGGCGTCGTGTTGATCGGTGCCATATACCGCTGCGCGTCCACGAATGAATCGGTGTTGAGATCGTACCGGTACCCACGCCTCTCGTTCTCCAAACGGTAGAGCTGCTCTTCGTAGTACCGTGCTTCCGCGCTGCTTGATGCCTTGCGGATTCGATCCCGAAGATATTCGATCTCGTTCCTCAGGGTCATGGTAGAGATTGCCATAGGCTTGCCCTCATAACCGGGGCCGAAGCCCCGTGGTTATCAATATTCGGAGTCTGCGGTCTCTGCCACTTCACCGTCGTAGTCGTTCGACACCTTCACGCCACCTGCGCGGATGGTCTCGTACAGCTTCTCGGCACGGTCGTACACGTCTTTGCTCACGAACCCGAGTGGTGCGATCGCGAAGTTGTGGTACGATTCGTTGCGAGCGTTCGTCTCGGTTGCCGCCGACAGCTTGTAGGCACGGGCGAACGAGTCGGTTTGCGTCATGCGGATCAACGAGTTCCAGCGCTTGGAGACTTTCATTTTGGACTTGGCCATCGAGATCACCGCCTCCTGCCACTCGCCCCCGTAGTTCACGAGCACGAAATGCTGTGCGGTGTCGGAGACTTCGAGGCCTTCTTCACCCAGCTGCGCGATTGTGTCGCGAGCCAGTGCCTCAGTGGCGAATGCTCCACGGAAACCGTTGCTGCCACCACCCCCGGCTTTGCGGTCCTTCCACACGAGGAATTGCTTGGTGTAGTACACCGGCACAACTGTGACCGCCTCGCCATACAGCTGGCGCGTGACGTTGTTGTACAGCATACCCTCGTCGGCCCCTTCAATGTACGCCGGATCGTTCTTTTTGCGCGCTGGCGACAGCGCCTGAATCAGTTCGATTCGGGGGATAATCATGTCGTCGGTGGTGACGTTCTCGGCTCCGCGAGCTTGGCCCTGCTTGAGCCATTCCGGAATTTCGTTAGTCATTACTTCGAACGATTGCTCTTGTACTGCTACTGCTTGGTTCTTTGCCATTTCTGGACTCCTAGTTACATGCACGCGAGGCGTGCGGGGTTATCCGGCAGGATTGCCGAATTCGGGCGGGACTGTGTGGGGATCGAACCCACCACCTTCGGGTTTGAACGGCGAATTTCGCGCCGACCTCTGCTCCAGTCCCCATAATCTCATGACCGAGTGATACTGGCTCGCGTGAAAGGCGAGACGTTCAGCATGTCGTCGGGGATCTCTTCACCGCTGCGGTACATCTGCTTCACCGTCGCTTTCAGCGTCGAGGGGTTAACGTTCGCGGTTATCAGGTCGCCCCGGCCATTGTCGCCGAGCCACTCGAAGAACCGCTCTTTCTGGTCCGCCTTGATACTCACGTGCATATCGGCGGTCAGCGACACGCGGCCAATGCCGGACACCGCGATGCGGTCCACACCATCATCCTCCATCTTCGCGGGCACTTTTGTGATGCGCAAGAAGTCGTATTCCTTGTTGAGTATCTTCAGCTGCGCCTCGATCGCTTCCTTGCGATTTTGCAGCGTGGACATTGCTTCGATCAGTTCTACGAGTGTCTTGCCGTCGTACTGCGCGAATTCGTTGGGGGTATCAATAGACATTTATTTCTCCTTCGATCGAGATTCTGATGGGGGTGTACATACGGTCGCGGTTGTTCCACTTGAGGATGTTGAAGGTCGTTCCCTTCTCGCGAGCAATAGCGAATACAAGTCCCGCAACGATGGGAGAACCAGAAGTCGCGATGAAATCGACCTCCGGCCTGTACTCGGCGAATCGGCTTCGGATGAAGGCGACGAGCTTTTTGTTGTGCAGGGAGTCGAGCACATTCGATACCTCACTGGTGGACAAGAACACGGGTTCCCCGAATCGTTCAATGTCGGAGTAGTTGGCGGTCATCACCTCTTGCGTGATGTAAATCTTCGGCTTTTCCATTAATGGTCCTCTATCTGTGTGTAGGTTCTATTATACACTACACGAGTGTTCCGAGTAACTTACCGGTAGAACGATCGTTTATGCTCGTGCGAATGAACTCCGATACGTCCTTCTTGCTCTTGAGCGCTTCAATCACGGTCTCGTCCACAGTGCCCTCGGCCACCAAATCGATGTAGGTTACACTCCGCGTCTGCCCGATCCGGTGCGCCCGGTCCTCGGACTGCTCGCGGTCGGTGAACGAGAACGAGTTGGAGTAATACACGACGAGCTCGGCGGCGGTCATGTTGAGACCCACGCCACCGGTGGCCGCGTTGCCCACGATGAACCTCGCCTTCTTGGTCTGGAACTTGTCCGACACGTTCGCCCAGCGTGTGTCCTCGTCGATCGCTCCGTACACCTGCACGACAGAACTCGGCCCGTACTTCTCGACAAGCGCCTCGGTCACCATCTGGATCTCTTCGATGAACCGGCACCAAATGATCGTGCTGCACTCGGTCTCTTCCACGATCGACATTAGCTCCTCGATCTTTGCGTTCTTGCCGGGAATCCGTACATGATCGAATTTCGAGGGGTTGTGGACGTCCGGGTTGCGTTCCCACGTTGCCACTCCTCCTGCGATTTCTTGGAGTCGGAGCATTTTTTCGAGCATTGTGGTGACGGTGATTCCTCGATCTCCCATGACCGCTTTGTCACGCTTAGCAATTTCGCGATATATTCTTTTCTGTTCATCATTGAGTTGCACTGTTCTGGTTTCGAACACTTTCGGCGGCAATTCGGTCAGCACCTCCGACTTGCGCACTTGGAACGTGAAGGGCGCGAGCAATTCGGTCAGCTCCGCCATGTTCTGGTAGCCCACGACCTGCCGTTGCTCGTACCCGCCCATGATCGCGTAGCGGTTACGGAACGAGTAGAAATCGCCGATCCCGATGATATTCGGGTCGATGAACTCGAACTGCATGAACACGTCCATAGGTCCGTTGGCCACAGGGGTGCCGGTCATAATCACCCGGTAGTTCGCCGACAGCCCGAGCTTGACGCAATTCTTGGACCGTACCGCCGAATGGGTCTTGATCATGTGCGCTTCGTCCACGATCATTCCCACCCGAGTGCTGCAGCCGACGAACTTTTGCGCCAGCAGCGTCGCACCACCAGCGGCGAGCGATTCGGTGCCCACGATCAGGAATTTAAGGCCTCGGCTCGTGTCGGTGTTCCACGCCTCGAACACCTTGGGTTTGCTGGTGTCGAGCACAAGCACGTCGGTCTCGACCGGGCAGTGAATCCCGATCTCGGCCTCCCAGTTGCGGCGCGTCGAGAACTTGGTCACCACGAGCACCCGGTCCACCTTGCCGTCGACGAAATACGCCGAGAACAGGTCGAGCGACGTCTTGGTCTTGCCGGTGCCCATGTCCATGTAGAACGCGAACCCTGGCTTGCCCCATGCACAATCGAGCGCTCGGCGCTGGTATCCCCTCGGCTCCGTCTTGAACGGGTACAGGGGTGGGAACGGATTTAGACGGGCGGCAGCCTTTTCGATAGTGCGAGTTGCAGCCTCGCGAGCTGGGCCTGTGAAAACGTCAGCACCAAAATTGCTGAGCAGAAACTCGCTATTAGCGCGTAATGCAGGAGCTGTCCACACGCGGCGACGAGCATCCCAACGCCGATTAGGCACCGCACGCACCTTGTCCACCATCCAAGGAGGAGTCTCGATAATGAAGCGCGAGGTCTTGGCATCGTAGTCAATCTTAATATTCGGAGCGGAAGACGGGTTCATCGATTTTTACCTCATGCTCTTCAGTAATAGGGGCGTACCAGACGTTAATAACCTTGCCGCCCGGAATTCGCATCTTGTCGTGGTCCGCCCCACAGTCGCGGCGCAACGCGATCCACAAATCCATGCCGTGCAGCACCTCGGCCTTGTTGCGCTTGAGGAACTCCGAGAATGCGGTGCCTTTGAACACCACACACCGGACGCCGTTGACCACCTGCACTATCGGAATGTTCCGGGTCAGCGCCTTGCGGTCTTCGGTATTGGTGCCCTCGGACGCGAGGTCGGCCTTCTGCACGAACTCGGTGAACTTGGCGGCGATCACACCCGAAGCGGACGCCTCCTTAGGCACTTCGACGACACGGAGATTGGGAACCAGCGGGTCGAGTACGCGCCGACGCCACGACTCCTGCGAGATCTTGGGGATATTGATCTTAATGCGCTCGAAGATCAGGTTACCCATAGCGGCGGGGTCGCGCAGCACGATGGTAGGAATGTTCGAGATCAGGTGCCCGTTGACGTGCAAGCCCCAGCGCGGCGGGTCCGATTGATACTCGATCAGGTCCGTGAACTGCGGCAGCGAGTCCTGCGCGTCCAGGTCTTTAGCCTCGTCCATCGAGATACCGAACTCGCGGGTAACGCACACCTTGCGATCGCACAGGCTCTTGCAGGGGTCCTCGGAGCACTTGTACAGGTAATCGCGGCGCGATGCCGAGCGGATCACCTTCTTAGCCTCAGCCGGTCCCAGCGGCTTGTCGAACATTGTCTTGTTCAGCGCCATCGCGTCGCCAAAGAACGTGTCGGGACGGGCACGCTTGAGGTACACCACCACGTTGTACATGGAGTCGTTCCGAGAGCCGGACTCGACCCCGGTGTGGATCATCTTCTGGATACACGGTGGCGCTTCGAGGTGCTCGCGTGTCGCCATCGCTTGCAGCTGTTCGACCGTCACCCGCTTGGACTGCGCCATTTGCACGAACAGCTCGAACGAGATCCGCTCGCCCTTCTCGTTCACCGCGTACCGCACCGTATCCTCGACGTTGAAGTAGCACAGATTAATCCAGTTACCCAGCGATTTCTCGCCACTGGAAGTCACCAGCGAATCCTGCTTGGGGAATATGTCCACGTGCGTTTTAATCTGGAGCATGTCGCGCCAGCTGTTCAGGAGCCGGATCACGAGCTTGGCCGGGAGGTAGTCCTGCCCGAACAGGTACAGATGGCACCCGCCCGATTTGGAACGCGTCGGCACAAGCGGGAGCCGGTACTGCTCGATCTTGGTGGCAAGGTCCACGATGTCGATATCGGACCCGTCCGACCCTTTACCGTGGTTGTCCACGTCGATACACCCGAACTTGCAGGTGCCGCCGTCGGTCACGGGGACTACCCCTAGACCCATGCGCCCGGACAGGTGCGCGGCGTAATGCTCTTCCGTGACTTCTGCCTTCTCCGTTACCATATTACCGGTACTGGGGTCCCACTGGCCGTAAGACCGCAGGTTCCCGGAGAACAGATCGGCGAAGTCTTTAACTAGACTCGTCATGATTTCCTCGCTATAAGCTATTGGGGATTGACACCACCTCGGTGGGCTGGTAGAATTATAACACTCCCCATCTCGGAACAGCAATCCCCACAGTTTGTTCCACTGTTACATCACGATGGAACGGCTGATGTAACACCCCCTCCCATTCGAAGACAAGGCCCGCTGTTACACCGTTACACATGCACGCGGGGGTGCGATCCTGTCGCAAGCTTGCGACAGATCCCCCCTATATGTGGTGGAACGGTATCTACGGTGGAACAAACACGCCGAATGTGAAGCGGGACGGGGCTTCGGAGCCAGTCAGGGTGTTCCAGACGCCGTTCCACCTTATGTAACACATTAGGGCGAACCCGAATATCGTACGTGTATGCGCGTAAGCTGAGCGCAAGCTAGAATGAAAGAGAGCCCTCCGGAGGCCCTCGGAGGGTGGGGCAGCTATATTAATAGCTTACCGTGCGAACTGCTGCAACGGAGAGGGCGAGGGTGGGCCAGACGGTGTACCCGGAGTGGCCACCGATTCCTCGGGGTACTGCTGGGGGATTCCACGGGAGGCTCCGAGTGCTCCGGCCATACCAGCGGCGGTACCTGCAGCACCGGTGGCGGTAAGCAGTTCCTGCTCCTGCGTCTTGAGCGACTGCATGATACTGTCGATCACCGCGTCGGTCTTGGCGGCGGGGGTCAGCAGCTTTTGCACGGTTGGCGCTGCCACGGAGGGAGGTACGCCCGTCAGCGCAGGGAACCGGTTGCGCACGGTCTCCAGCATAGCGCCGAATGGGCGACCTTGCACGAGTGCAGTGGCGGCACCTACACCACCAGCGTCGTCGGCCAGATCCGTGTCCAGGGGCGACCTGCGGAATCCGGTCTTCTCGGTCTGGAGCATGTTGCGCTCTTCAACGAGTCGATTCTTGAATGTGTCGAATGCCTCGTCGTCGCGGAATGCGCGACGCAGCTTGTCCTCGACGCCCCGGGGAAAGATGGTGGCCAGAGGGTCAGCGGTGGGACCTCCGGCACGCATGCGCTCCAGCATAGCCTGCGACACCCCGGCACGGAACGCGTCGTATTCGGACGGAGAATCGCGGAAGCGCTCGATCAGCTTGCGCATATCCATCTCGGGTAGTTGGTAGATCCGTTGGCCTTCCTTCATCGCGGTGAGCATCTCCGAATCCCCGGCGAACGCCTCTCGGGCCGTGCGGTACTCGGGCGACCGGCGTTCCATGGCCTTGAGGAGCTTCTCCTTCATGTCCATTAGAATTCGAGCCTGATTCGCGCCACGGTCCGAGGACATCGCCCGCTCGATCATGTCGTCGAGTTCGAGCTTGGTCTCGTGCAAGCCGCGCAGCACGTTGGCGGGGTCGTTAATATCCAGGCCTTGGTCGGCCATCCGGCGCGAGCCGCCTTCCATCGCGGTGCGGAAGGTAGGAAGGTTGCGCAGTGCCTCCAATTCGCGGGAGTTGCGGGGCGTGAACGTCGGGGCCGAGTTCCACGCCGCCTTGTACAGTGCGTCGGCTTCCTCGGAACGCTTGCGGATCAGGTCGGTGACGTCCGTGTAGAAATCCTTCGATCCCGACATCAGTGTGCGCAGGTCCTCGGACACCCGGGGCACCCGCTCGATCTCGCGTGCGGCCAGTGCCGCTTTTGTGTCTCTACGTGCAGCACCCGGTGCAGCGCTGGAGCGGCGCAGCAGTGCGGCGGTGTTCTCGCCGAGGTCCGCCAGTGTGGCTTCCCCGCGCTGCATCGCGGCCAAGCGTGCAGCGGCCTGATCCGGGGTCATCCCGTCCTTTTCGAGTGCACGTGCGATTGCGAGGTCTGCGGCCTTGTTGCTGTCGCCGTAGCCCATAGCCGTTTTCACGCGTCGGAATGCGGGCATCAGCACATACTGCCCCGCCAGTCCTGCGCCACCGGCGATCGTACCACCGGCGATACCACCCTTCAGGGCCTCACCGGGCAATTCGCCCATCGGCTTTTCGGAAGTGCCTACAGCCGATACCGCACCAGTGCCCGCACCGACTCCTACAGCGCGGCCAATCGTGGGCTTGGTGCCGAACAGCAACTCGGCGGCGCGTGGTCCGAGCCGGGAGGCGACAGCACGGGAAGCGCCGGGAATCAGTGCACCACCGCCTGTTACCAGCGCGGGAGCAAGACTGCCGCCCATTTCGGCCACGGTGGACGAGACAGGGTTGGCCTCGCGGTATTTACGCAGTCCTTCGCGCTCGGCCTTCACGAGGTCCTCGTAGGAGCCTTGCCCCATAGCGGAGCGCAGCTTGGCGATCGCCTCGTCCGAAAAGCCCATTGTCAGCCCTTGCAGGGCTTGTGATCCGAGTCCAGTCGAGAATGGTCGGGGTCGGGCTGCGGGGGGCTGTGTGGGTGCGCTCGGGGTGGGAGCAGCAGCGCCGCCAGTCTTGGACGCCTCGAATTTACGGATCGTGGCCTCGGAGGTGCCATTGGGGAACTCATAAATCACTCCACCAATCACGCGTTCAATGGACATTACTTAACCTCCCGCCCTTGTGCATCCACTTGGACGCGAGGCATGCTGAAATACTGCTGGAATGACAGACGGTCCGGATTGAGCGAAATCGCACCGGTGGTCGGGTCACGTCGAGTGATAGGGTTCGCTTCGAGATACCTGCGCCACTGCGACTGCGCGAATGGGGTGATCCCGCCGTTAACCGCCGCGTAGCGCTGCAGGTAATCGTTGAAATCCCGGTCGCGCTGGCGCTGGGCGATCTGGAACTTGATGATGTTCTCGTTCGTCTTCGGCTCTTTGTCCGTGGAGAATGTGCCGAGGCGCATCCACGCCATATCGGCGTTCGATACGTTGGAATCGCCCGGAATGCGGTTTTGCTTGGCGGCACGGGCGGCAATGGAGTCGAATTCGGAGATCTTGGCGCGGTCGCCCGACAGGAGCTTCGCGGCCTCACCCACCCCCATACCGACGCCGAAGGTGTAGCCCGTTTTGATCTCGGAGTTGAGCTTCAGTGCGCGGCGCAGGTCGTTCAGGTCGTCATCAATCGCCGCCGTGAACGGTGCGATCTTCTCGTTAATGTACTTGGTCGCCTCGGCCTGATCCTTTTGGCGCTTCTCGGCGATCTCTTTTTTGTTCAGCCCCGTGTACTGCACCTTCGGATCGACCGGCACCCCCGCCTCTTGCGCGGTCTGGTTGATACCTAGAACGTTGCCTTGCCGGATGTGCTCCTCGATCTCCTGTCGAGTACGGGTGATCTGCGCCTGCTGCGCTTGGATCGCGGACTGTTTGCTTGTCCGTTCGAGCGCGACATCAGATTGCAGTTCACGCTGGGCACGGGCCACATCTTCGGGCTTGAGCGGATCGCCACCGAAGCGTTGCAAGGCCTTTGCCACATCCGGGTTCTGTGTGCGGAAGGCGTCCCGCTGCGCTTCCTGTTGTGCCCGAGTGCGCTGCACGGGGTCGTTCAGGTCGAGATTGAAGCGGGTGGCGATGTCCTGCAGACTACGGGTCTCGGAGAACAGCTTAAACTTAGCGGCGAATGCGGGGTCGGTGAGAGAGACTCCGGATTGTGCCGCGAAGGCCTTCATCTCGGGCGTGGCCTTGTCCATCGCCAGCAACTCCCGCACCCGAGCGATACCCTCGGGCGAATTCGGGTCGATGCCCTCCGAGCGCACCTGCTGCTGGTACGGGGTGGCCTTGGGTGTGATACGCTGCGCGACCGAGAGGCCGAGCTTGGCCGCTTCCTTCTCCTCCCCGAGTGCGGCGTTGGCCAACTCGTAACGCATTCTCGCCAGCTGTGCGGCACGATCCGCTTCGGCGTCTTGCACTTTGCTGAACGCGCCCACCGCCGTACCGAGCGACTCGCCGAACGAACCGGTCTTGGTTGGTGCTAGAAAGCCCTGGGCCAGCGCCAGCATGGAGGGGTCAATTCGGCCCTTGCGTTGCTGCAATGCGCCTTTCATGGCCTCGCGAGCCGCGTCCACCTCCGCTTTCGCGGTGCGGTAGGCCTCAGTGTCGGCCCCCATTGCTTGCCGACCGAGTGCGGACAAAGAAAGGGAATCGACCTTGGTGGGGTCCACCCCCAAGATCTTCGCGAGTGCTGGGCTGTACGGATCGGCGGTCTGTTCGGACATATTTACTCCTTAACCGGGGAAGTCGCCGAGGGAGTTCGAGTAATCGATCTCGTCTTGCGACCGTGATTGCCCGAAAGACCCGCTGTTGGTGCGTGCCCAGTCCTGCAAGCTCGACAGGAAGCCACCGTCGGCACTACCGGCACCGGAGCCGAAGACGGTGCGCAGGAAGCCCTCGGCAGCGCTTGTGCCGCCCGAGCCCGAGGCGAACAGTGAGCCCAATCCGGCGACTTGCGCCAGCGGGGAAGTGGAATAGGCACCGGGAATGGGCGCGTTGGCAGTCTCCGACACGGTGGTCGGCACCTTGAGGTTCGAGTACACATCGGCTGCGCTCTTGGCAGCGGACACGGGGGCCAAGATCTTGGACTGCTCGAATTGTTGCTCTTTGGAGCCGAATCCGTACTGCGATTCCAGCGCCTTGATCGCGGCGTCGAGGTCGGCTGTGGCCACGCCCCGCTGAGTCTCTGCGGCTTGGCGGGTGAGACCAGCCTGTGCCAACGCGGTGTCGAGCGCCTTGTTGTAACCGGTCTCCAGTGCTTTGCCCTGTTGGCCAGTGAGGTTCGCCTGCATATCGGCGAGCACCTGCCCGAGGGCACCAGTCATGCGCGAGGAGCCAAATGCACCGGAACCCGCGAAAGCGCCACGCAGGGAGGGCAGCACATTGCGCTGGAGATTCTGCTGCTGCAGTCGCCCCATCTCGTCCACCACACCAGCGGTGTACGGGTTCATGTACGCTTGAATGCTGTCGGGCGTAATGCCTTTCGCGGCCAGATCTGCGGACTTGCCAGCCTCGGACATGAGTTGTTCGTACCGCGACAGGTCGGTGGGAACCGAAGAGATCGCGCCGGTCTGCAGGGTGGACATCGGGGCGACCAGCTGCTCGCCGGTCTGGCCCAAGAGTGCCGTACCGGGTTTGGCGAGGTCTTGCAGGTATGCGTTGTACCAGTCGGGGCCAAGGGTCTTGACCTCCTTGGTCGTCGTGATATTCGGTAGTGGATCGCCTTGGAGCAGACTCATCGGGTGGCCTCTTTAAGATATTGCAGGGGTGACTTGGCTTTTGGCGGTATAGTCTTCACAGAGCCTCCGCGTTTGTGCCTGCGGATCGCTTCGCGCATCGCATCGAGCTTTTTCGCACCTTCTTTGTTCGATCCGTCACCGAGCGCTGCGACGATTTCGGCATCGAACACGTATTCACCATCCGCGAGTTTCGCCGGAATAAGGTCGTCTTGACCGCCTCCGGCACCTTCAACGTAATGGGAACCTTTGTGGGATACATCACCGCCTGCCGCCGCCATAAGTGGGGATGCCATAATTTTACCGCCGGAGGCATAGTTTTGTACAGTCCCACCCGCCCGGTACTGGCCCATCACCTCGCTCGGGGACGACTCACGCCCGTAGGAGAAGTAGTCCGGCCCCGGCGCTCTTTGCGTCGGGGTGATGCCCGAGGCGCGTTGCAAAGCCGAAATGGCACTGGATTCCTGCGCGGCAGGGGTGAAGCCGAATAGAGCGGCAAGAGCCGCCAGATCGGGAGCTGTGGGAACGTTGTCTCTAAACATACCGCCTGTCCATGTTTCTTCTGGTGATGTGGGAGTGTAGCGCCCGGTCGGAGCTGCAGCTGCCCCGGCAAGCACTGATTGGGCACGCCGACCACCCGTGGGTTGACGCCGTGGGCTTCTTGTAGTCGATCCAGGCCCAGCAGTGCTGGACGTCGAGGTGCCGTCGCCACCGGTCACGACATCACCACCACTAGTTACGACGTCGGGTGTCACCACTCGCGTGGTCCCAGTGCCGTCGGTTACAGTCACCCGCTCCTCGCCCGTGTCGATGTTGACCACGGTTGTGGTGGTCGTGTCGGTGTTGACGTTGGTGCTAACTGTGGTCTGCGTGTTGGTGTTCGTGTCGGTAGCCACCGTGGTATTCACCCCGGTGTTGTTGTTCACGTTGGTGCTCACGGTAACGTTCGAGCCTGTGTCCGTGGTCGTCGCGGCATTCGTCGCTGCGTTGCTATTCGCACCAGTGGTGGTCGCGCTGTTGACGGCAGCGGCTACAGCAGTGGAAGCGTTCACACCATTGTTCGTGGCTGTGTTCACTGCGTTGCTGACCGTAATGTTCAAGTCAGCGCCCGCATCAATAGCTGCGGACACAGTGTTGCCCACCGCGACCGTGGAATCCACACCGTTGTTCAACGCCGAGCCGATGGAGGCATCTACCACACTCTTGGTGTCGGCCCCCGAGGAAACGCCATCGGTGACCGCGACATTCACCGCCTGTGCGGTGTCGCCGTTCAGAGTCGCGGAATCCGTGATCACGTTGTTCACGTTCTGCACGGTCGCCGTTGTGTTCGAGTCGGCAATCACATTGCCCGCACCAGTGTCGCTCGATGCCACAATAGTGCCGGGACGGAATGTACCGTCGGTGGAGGTGAGACCCTCGGCAGCGAACGCCTGCTCGATGTCGCTCTGGATGCTCGTCGCAGCAGTCATGGAGCCCGAGGTCTTCGCACCGAAGAGGCTACCCGCCACGGACTTGGACAGCGCGGTCGGGAGGTCGTCCCCTGTGGCCAGTGCGATCGCCAGTTCCTCGGCACCTTCCTGCACGAACTCGCGGCTAGTGGAGGAGGTCACACGACCGACGATCTTCTCCATCGCCTTTTCGTAGCCCTTGATGAGCGACGCGTCGGCAAGGCCCGCTGTACCGGTAGTGATCGCGAATGCCTTCCACCCGTCGGCGTTGGCCAGCCGCTCCGCTTGGTCCACCGGTGTGCCCTTGGCGATCTCCTCGTTGAACTTCTGGCGGGAGCTGGAGCCCATGGACTCGGCGGCGTTCAAGAGAACGTCGGTCGCGATACCCGCCCCTTTGCCGATCAGTTTGAACACAGCGCCACCAGTCACGAGGGGTGCGACTTCTTGGAGGCCTTCTTTCGCTACCTGAGTGAGTACCAGCGGGTTGTCCACCACCGACTTGAGTGCTGCGGCCACCTTGCCCGAGTAGGTCTCGGCACCTTGGACATTATTCCAGAAATTGCGCGTGGCCTCGGTGACGCCCGGGATTTCGAGATTTTGCCCCGTGCGCTCCAGCGATTGGCCCAACTGCACGAGCACGTTATAGCGATCGGCGAATCCCATATTGGAAAAAGCCGTACCGATGTCCGCAATCTGCTCGCCCCCCGCACCAAGGATCGTCGAGAGCGTCTGGCGAACCACATCGCCCGAAGTACCTTCCAGGCTGTTGGCCCAATTCGCGAGATCGTTGCCCGCCGTATCCATTCTGGTGGTGAAATTAATGGCGTTGCCACTCGCATCAACTGGTGTTCCACCGACGATCTCGACACCGGGTACATTACTGCCGGGCGCGTATCTTAATCCTTTGTCGTCGTAACTGTACCCCTCGGAGTCCAGCCAGCGACCTTGATCGTCTTTACCCACGATTGTAGGGGTGCGGTTGATAAGGTCTTGTACCGACAGCTTTTGCAGCTGATCTAGTGGCATACCACGCATTGTGATACCCATCGCCGCAATCTCGTTCTCGGATACTTTGTCCAGCGTCCTTCCGGTCGTGCGTTCGAATTCTGTGGCCAGCCGCTCGATTTGCGTGTTGCGCGCCTGTGTATCGACTGCCGTGTCCAGATCGCCCCAGTTCGTATCGACCGTGTTCGCGGCTCCGGTGTACGTTGTGGAGCTGGAGAGATTCGGCCCACCGGCGTCGATCGGGTTGACTTGCACACCGGTGACGACGTTTGCAGCAGCGTATGCCTCCTCGTCTGTCATCCCCGCTTCTTTCGCACGTATGAACGCGTCAGCACCGGCCTGCACGATTGTGTCGTCATAAACGCGGTTCGTGATGCCGCCCTCACCAGTGGTGGGTCGGTTGGCACTGATCACCGAGGACACGGCACGAGTGATCGCGTTGACGTCACCGGATCGCACAGCGTTGGCAAAATCCACAGCGTTCAGCGCTTGGCCAACTGTGTACCCAGTATCGCCGATTTGCGCACCACCAGTGTTGGTGAGGTTCACCCCTGCATTGATAAGGCCGAGAACATCGCCGCGATCTGCGGCATCCTTCAGATTCGACACCCGATTAACGGTCTGCAGCGTCGATGCTAGGCCAGCGGGCAGCATATTACCCACACCGGGAATTCCGAGCAGCGAAGTCAGTGCACCGATTTTGTTGCCTTGATCCAATGCAATGGCGGCATTCGCAGCGGCGGCAAAGGGTGCCAGCCCCGGGACGAATTGCGCGATAGTGAGGAGTGGAGCGATTAAGCCGAGGCTGCTGGAGGATTGACCGAAAGTGCTGAATGCTGGTTTGCCAGTCGCCGGATCGATCGTGAGCGTGTAGAATGTACCACCCGGGCCGGTGTAAGTCGAGCCTATGCGCAGCTGCGAGGAGTCGGAGACCGTTTTGCCATCAGGTCCCACGATGCCTTTACCCACAACGGTGGTGATTGGCTCGTAGGTGGTGTAGGTTCCCTCCCCATCGGACACTTCACGAGTCTTGACCTGCGCGGCCTCCTCGGGTGTCAGATCGCGGGAGAACGTGTAATTGCCCTCGCTATCGTTGCCGTAATAAGCGCGGTATCCGGTGATCTGGCCATCTTCACCGATCACAGGCACTACGTTCGCCTGACCCATGATATCGCCGTACTTGAGTTGGGACAGGCTCGTCACGCCTTTGTTCAGCAACTGTGCTGCAGCGTCGAGGAACACCTGACCGACTGCCGTGGTGTTGTCACCGAACAGCTTGCGGGCCTCTTCCGCTGCAAAGCCGATGTTGCCGCCGACTTCCCCATACACACCACCTTGCAGAGCGCCATCGGAGGTAGCGCCCGCTAACTCTCTCGCGAGGCTCAGCAGCTCGTCGCCTTGATACACCTGCCCAGTGTGATAGGTGAGGGTTAGTGGTGCTTCAGCAGCTGTCGCCTGTGTCGCCTGACTCAGAGCTCCAGCCGGAGCCACTCGACCCTCATTCACACCGAACATCTGGTAGTGCGTTTGCGCGAACTGGTCCGGCGTCATGCCTTGAGTGTTGCGCATGTACTCCGCTGCCACATCCGGGTTCGCTGCGAAGTACGGGTTGTAATTGGTGCCGGTAGCGGTGGACTCCACGCCTTTAGCCACATTCTCGGCCACGGCACGCTGGAAGATAGCGGCCTCGTTCGCGTCCACATCAGCGCCGAATTGGTTGCGCCAGTAATCCAGCCCACCGGGGTCGGAGCCACGACCGGCGTACTGGGTGTACAGTTGCTCGATAGGATCGACAGTCGCCTGTTGCAACGCACCCGCTGCTGGCTGCACTGCATCATAGCGGGACTGCACATCGGCCACATTCAACCCGGTGGCTGCAGCCATTTGGGCGGGTGTTACTTTGAACTCGTTCATCGCCGCAGCGATAGCCGCGTCAGTTAACCCAGGATTCGCCGCCAAATATGAGGTGATTTGTTCGTTAGATACAGCCATTTATACCCCGCTGGAAGGACTCAAGGTGTTGACCACACTAACCGCCCATTCTTGCCAATCGTCGAAGTTGTACGGGTCGGGCATCGCATCCTTGGCGAATAGATCGATTCCGACAAATCCTGCGGCCCAGCCTTTCCAGTTCTCCTCACCATCCGGGATCGAAAGATTCTGAGTCGCGTACGCTTCGCACATAAGCGACGCCCATGAATCCCAAGTCTGGTGGCGTGGATCGTAGGCAACCGTCATCAGTAACCCCGCACGTCGCCCTCGTCGGCGCTGAGAATGATGCGGCCACACTGGTAATCGCCGCCTTCTTGGTTCGACACGAAAAGCAGTCGCAACTCGCGGCGCTGCTGGCGAATGTCGATCTTGTTCGTCGTGGCGTCGAACACGTACGCTTGCGAAGTGTCGTCTTCGGACTGTGCATAAGGGCGACCGACCACGTACATGGTCATCTCGCCTTCGAGAATGAAATCCGGCTCGACCCGCTCGACGTGCAACCAGACGTTGTTACCCACTGCCGTAGGCTCCGAAGGGCCACCGGAGACCCACCCGAGATCGTTCGTCTCGAAGTAGGACTCAATCGCCGAGGCCCGAGTATTGCGCACAGCGTCCACGCCGAATTCGTGCTGCCACAGAGAGACGAATGTTTCGAGTATATCTATCGTGAGCGCAAATCCAGACCCTGTGCCGCCGACACTGGAGGGCGCGACGCCCAAAACGTCGCCGACCGTGTAATTCACACCTTGGTTCTGGATCGTGCAGGATGTGACCACCCCACCCGCCACCACAATCGTGGCCGTCACCCCGGAGCCTGTACCACCTGTAAGCGGAACGTAAGGGTACGTGCCGTTGGTGTAGCCTGTGCCGGGATTCGTGATCGTCGTGTTGCTCACCCCGCCCACCGCGTTCGGCTCCCAGCCACCCGCCACCGGGAAGCGGAACACCTGCGAGAAATAGCCCGCCGAGCGGCGTGCACCAAGGGCCTCACCGGCGTCGTACCAGCAATTCTCACGGATGTTGTACACGATCGCATCGTTGCACTCGACGGAATCGCCCCGGGGGTAGTACCACCAAATCTCGCCGTATCGCGGCACTTTGGTTGCCCACACCTTTTGGCGCTGTGCGTAATTCAGATTGTCGAAGAAGTAATTCTGGTTGAACGCGTTCGGGATCTCTTTCGCCACACCGTTGTACAGCATGAATCGGTCGGTGCCGATCCAGTAGTAAATACCGTCGTACTCGATAACGCAGGAGGAGGACAGGATCGAGGACTGGCTCGTGATGATGTCGTAGCGCCAGTATTGCGTAACCGCTGTGCCGCCGATCGTAACGGTCGTGGGGTTGTAGCTCACGCGGATGAGGCTGTCGAGACTCCAGAACAGGCCCGAGGGTGAGTTGGAACCACCACGCACGGGCAGGCCCTTGACGATCTTGCCGGTCGCTACGTTCTCGGCGTTCGCGTCAGCCGATACCCAGTCCTGCGAGTTGCCCGCCGCGCAATTGCGGATCAATCCGTCATTGCCATAGGCGAAGATGTAGGGGTGTAGCACCACCACACCACCCGACACGTCGATCTGATTGTCGAACGTCGCCGCCACGGTGCCCGCTGGGACCGCATTCGAGAGCGTCACGGAAGTACCGACGACCGATATCACTGTGGTGTTGGGGGGAATGGTCGTCCCAGTGACGAGCTGCCCCGCTCCGATCAGCGGGTTCGCTGCGGCGATTGTGACCACGGCTGTGCCGGTCGAGACGATCGATTGCGGGAAGGTGCCGATGGCCGATACGGAAGCGCCGCCGAAGCTGCCGCCGAGCACCGGAGTGTCGGTCGTGCTGTCGATGTCGGACAGATTCTGCCCAGGGTGCGCCAGCAGGATCGTCTGGCCACCACCGAAAGAGTCGGTGAAGGTGTCGAACTGCCAGAGGTTGTTGTCGTTGGGTGTGAAATCGGACGCGGCGATGTAGTTCACGCCAGCGCCGAGACCATTGGCGTCCACGATCAGCTGCTGCAACCCGTCGCGGTAGCCGTTGATAATGAAGTTGAATCCGTTCTGTGGGCTCACGTACAGACCACGCGAGGGTCCGGCCATATCGGGCACGATTTCCCGGTAGCCACCCATCTTGCGGGGGCGTCCGCGCTGGAAGCGCATCCAACGACCGTCGGTGTAGAACTGCTTGTCGAACAGCGTGCCGTCCCGCTGCACTCCGGGCTTCGTGTCGAGCGCGAAGACCTTAGTAGCCATTAGAACACCCCACCGGAGATACCCCCGATAAAGTTCCCTGTACCCGGTGACCTAATTCCGGTGGTGTTCACCTCCAGCATCAGATTCCCGAGGACGGTAATACCGAACTGGCCAAGGCCCACACGGTACACACCGGTGTTGGTCTCCAGCGCGAACTGCAAAGAGGGCGATCCGACGTTGCCGTCGGTCAGCTGGATCACCGTCGCACCGGCTTGGAAGGTGTTCGCGTTCAGGAAGTTAGTGCCATCGCAAATCAGCGTAGCTTGCCCTCCGGGCGGGATCTGCGCCGTAGCGCTTCCGACGACCCCGGTGGTTACGGTCAGGGTGCGGCCACCCGCCACCGTCTGGTTCGAGATCACGTACAGGTTCACCACGGGTGGGTAGTTGACCACTACGTTACCGGTGAGAGTGCCCGTGAACTTCTGGATGTTGTTCGCCGCCTCGCTGGCAGTCAGCGTGTAGCTACCAGTCACTACGGGCTTGGTCAGCACGGTGAATGCGAAATTCGTGCTTACGCCGTAGCCCACCGTGATGTAGGAGGAGCCGGTACACACGATGAACGCCGATTCCTCGGGCTGAAAGTTCTTTTGCGTCGTTCCGTCGATGATCTGGCCACCGGTCGTCTGCACTGTCAGCGTGCCCGTGCCCGAGTTCTTGAGCATCGTGAACCAGTTGTTCCCGAGCACCGCAGCGGTGGGGAGAGTCACAACACCAGCGCCACCACTCCAGATGCAAACCTGCGCCCGTTGGCCACTGTTGAAGGTCGAAGGGGACGCGAGACCGGTCGCTGGGTGGCTCTGGTTCAGTGTCACCCCCGAGGCGACGAGACCAAGACCCGCGAGAGTGGCCGCGTCCACCGCCGAGGACCCCGCACCGAATGCGATGATGCCCCAAGTGCCCTCGACTGTCGGGTTCGCGGTGATGTAGATATACTTGGCCTCGCCCGGGGCAATCGACACGATTGTGTTTGTCCCCGCGTAATCCTCGACCACGAAGGTGTTCGCCCCGACGTTGCGAATCATCGCGTCTTGACCCACCGAGGCCTGATTGGCCGGAGGCATGTACAACTGCAGACCCGGCGCGGTGGCGGTCACCTCCATGATACGCGCTGCGTAGTCGTCGGTCGCGTTGCCGTTGATCGGCCACTGCAACTGAGTGTTCGCCGACAGCGTTATAGCACGAAAGGAGACGTCCGTGGGTTGGACGACGTTACCGGTAAAAGGACTGTTGTAACTCATGAATCCACCGCGATGGCTTGACGGTCAGCGATACGCAGCTTGTCTTCAGTCTTCAGCACCGCCATAATCTGGTTGTACTGATCCTGCCACATTGCGATGCGAGCGTCGTTTTTCAGAAATGGCATAGCCTGCAGCAATGTGCCGTACAGCAATGCCTGCGGAGCGTAAATCGTGAACCAGTTGGTCTGATTGCTTGAATCCAGCGGTTGCACCCGTTCGTAGTACAGTACTTCGAAGTTAAAGGGTGCGTTCGGGGTGGGGCCGATCAGCCAATGGGTGTAATCGTAATCACAAAAGAACTTCGGCACGTCCTGTAGGGCGGGGTCGGGCCAATAGTTCCGGATGTACTCGTACTTGCGCAGCAGCACCGGGCGGCGTTCACCGGCCACGGTAATGTTCATCGATACAGTCTTGTGCCACCGGGCGGGTTTATCGACGATATTCGACCCCTGCTCCAGCTGGCTCGCGGCCACAGTAAGGTTCCCAAGGAACTTGATCTGGCTAGCAATCACTTGCTCGGCCAGCATGATGAACGTAGGGATTTTTTGGAGGGTCGCCTGATCGGTACGCTCCAAGTAGCTGCTGATGTCTGCCACGAGCGAATCGTAGGTCATCACCGCTGCAGTAGTCATTGAACCTCCTCCAACGGTTTGCGGCGTTGAACTATATTATACCATTTAAGTGCCATAGGGGTCAATCTTTCGCCGGTCCGTCGCTCAAGAACAGGGCGATTTCGGCCTCCCGGCGTTTAACGAGCCCTGGGAGTACCCGACCGCCGCCCTTGGTCCATGCGCGAAACGCTTCGGCTGCGCCCGTCCAGTCCCCACGGTTCGCCCTCATGCGGATGGTGGAGCGCTGGAGATTACCTAGCCCGAAGTTAAAGGAAATAGAGACAAGAGCGTCGAAAGCGCCTTGACGCCCAGCCACACCGGGAACAAGACGAAGAACACCCCGTTCAAAAGTTCCGACGTCAGCGCGGAATAGTTCGTCGATCTCCGTTTTCGTCCAGA